TGTAACTCCCGAAGGGCAAGCCATCACACCAGAGCAACAGGCGGTGCAGGATGCCGGTGTCGTAGCCAGAGAGGAAAGAGACCGTAGGCAGCGTGAAGCTGAAGAAGTCGTTACAGGGGATATGCCCTCAGAGGAAGTACGAACCCGTAGAGAACAAGAGCGTGTTGGAGAAGCAGTAGATGAGCAACGTGGTTTATTTGACCCAGCCGAAAGACCAGCCGACACAGAAACAGGTAGAGCTAGCGTTCAAGGTGATACACCGAGCGATGCAGACGCGCAAAGAGCAGTTGATCCCATCGTCACTCAGCCATCTGACGGACTACCAGTGGACACTGCTGGAAGAGGCGCTGTGGGAACTGCTGGAGGAGCAAGAAGAAAGCGTCGTACATTAGTACAGAGAACAAGAGACAAGCTCAAGATGAAAACGGCAGGGGCACCCACCCTGTCTCAGCCCGATGCCGAAACTGGTGAAATCACTGTTACGTTTAACGATGGTGAAACTAGGACAATGAAGGTAGAAGACGGGTTGTATGTCGCCACCGATAGACCCGACCCAGAAGGTAGGATTCTTGGCAGCACACCCAAGCAAGCCACGGCAGCGTTAGAGAAGCAACGTAAAGGGCCAAAGCTGCAAAAAGAAGCAAGCAAACGTATCGGCGTAACCAAGACTAAGCGGAAAGCCCCCGCACGACCCAAGGCAAAGGTAGTCAAAGAGCCAAAGGTAGACAAAAAGAAAGAAGCTGCCGATAAGAAGGCGGTTACAAAAGAACGTAACGAGTTACGTAAAAAACTTATAGCTGATGGTGCAGATCCCGCAGATGCAGCGGCAGTTGCACGACAAGAAGTGGAAGATATTACGAAATTTTCTACCGAACCGTCAGAGCCACAAAGTGTAGGAAAACAACAAAAAGATAAAGGATTCCCTACATCACGAGAGTTAGAACAAGGGCGCACTGCACAAGAGTTAACAGCAGAGCGTGACCGGCTGTTGAAAGAAACAGTTGGAGGCACCTTATACGACGCTGTAAAGAACATAGAACGGAACGCAAATAGTAAAGCTGAAGCCTTTATTGCGAATAAAGTAGCAGCGTTAATGAAGCGGTTGGAACGTGCTGGCGCTACATTTAACTACGCTGTAGCAGATATAAAAGGCAATGAAGAGTTAAACGGTAGGGCGGGCGTCACCTCGTTACCCTTCTCACCAAAAACTCAATTTATTACCGACTACACAGCAACCGTTCGTTTGACCCTCACTAATGACGCAACGGCAAGAGATAACGGAGTAAACCATAGGATTCTTCTGCACGAGGCAATACATGCTGTAACTCTTGTGTCTCTTAGGCTAGCCGCAAACCCTACATGGGCTAAAGCTAACAAAGGGTCTAAATTACTTAAAGATGCACAAGAGTTACAGACACTCACCGAAACAATACAAAACCACCTAAAAGAAAAGCTAGAAGCCTACGAGAAAGGTTTGGGAGGGCTATCTCTATTTGAATATCAAACAGCTAAGAAGTTTAACAACGCTGTTGAAGACGCTGATGAGGTTCTGGCATGGGCGTTGACTGATAAAGATATGCAAAATCTTTTAGCTAAGATTCCTTATGACAAGGGCACCGGAGTAGTAGGTGATGCTAAAACAGCAGCAGAGCTAGCGTTCGCACCGCAAAAAAATAAACCGTCACTGCTTTCTGAACTGTTTGACAAAATACGCAAATTGATAGGGCTTGCTCCTAAAAACTCTAAGCCCGAAGAGTACACCGCGTTTACTGAACTGTTGCGTATCTCAGATTCTTTACTAGACCTAACGCAGAAAGATGTAGAAGTGTTGGGGGCAATCAAAGATGGCACCTTTACAATTCGCAACGAAACCGAGGCCCGTAATGCTTTAGACAAAGGCATTAAGAGTGTGCCGATTCTGAACTCAGACGGTGCAAAACGTATTGCTGATACCGTGTCTGACGTATCGCTGCCGCAAGCGGCTAAGGATTTTGTCTTAGGTATATTGAGTCTTAACGGCCTAGAGATGGTTGCTAAGAAGTATGTGCCGAAGATAACCGAGCTACGAAAACTTGTACTTGAAGAAGGTGGGCGGCTACTAGAACTCAAGCGGCCCATAGACACTGCCGTAAACAAAATATCTAAGTTTGCAAAAGCAAACAAAGAAAAGGTAATTATCTTAAATCGGCTCATGCCGTATAGCTCTCTAATCGGCGTAGACCCATCTAAACCAAAGAGCACTTATATCGGTGATACTGAAAAGATGGATGCGTGGCAAGCCATGCACGACAAAGGCGGCGACTACGAAAGATTAGGGAAAGAAGGTCAAGCGGTATACAAGCAGATACGTAATATCTACGCCTCGCTGTTCAACGAAGTAGGTAGAGCAGTGCAGTCCCGCCTAGATGCTACTGACCTAGATCCGAATGCCAAGAGAAGCATTTACGACGAGCTTATGAATAAGCTGTACAAAAAGGCTACGATTGACCCGTTCTTCCCCCTACTGCGAGAGGGCGAGTATCGTCTGGAGTACACAGCAACAGATCCTGAGACCGGACAGCTAGAGTATTACACAGAAAATTTTGAAACTAAGAGCGCAAGGAAGGCCGCTACACAACAGTTAATAGACATGGGTGTTGACCCAGACAAGATAAATGCATTTCAAAACATAGACAAAGCAAATTACCGTGACGCTCCCGCCGGTTCGTTTGTAAATAACGTGTTAGGTGTACTGGGCAAAAACGGAGTAGATTCGACAGTACAAGACGAGATCATAAAACTGTTCCTAGATACGCTGCCAGAACGTTCGTTTGCACAGTCATTCCGAAGACGAGAAGGCTATCGCGGCTTCATTGGTGACCCAAGACTGTTACGTGAAGAGACATACCCAAATCACGATATGGTCAGAGCATTACGAACCAGAAGTGCGTCTATAGCGCGGCAGATTGTACGTTTAGAGTACGGGTCTAAGTTTCAAAAGCTACAGCAAGAGATAGAAGAAGACCTAAAAGCGTTACAACAAGATAACAAAGCAGATGAAAAGACTAAAGAGATCGCCTCTCAGTATGTGAGCGAGGTGCAGAAGCGCGTCAAGTTTGCTAAGAACCCTGACGTTGAAGATTGGGCTAAGAACCTGACAACTTTTGGCTTCACTATGACCTTGGGTCTTAACGTATCGTCCATGCTAGTCAACTTCTCGCAGCTACCGATGGTAATTGCCCCGCACCTAGCGGGTACACGCGGTGCTGATGGTGAACTGTTTGGGTTCAAAGAAACCACCAAGGCCATTGGAGAAGCTGTTCGTTTGTTTAGAAATGCAGGTCTGACTGACGAGCGGTACAAGTACGTGCCTTTTGTGAAGAAACGCCAAGCCATCATGGACATGATCGGTGAAGATGGTGTTGAAAAGACAGCCGTAGGGTCAGCCCCATCACTGGATAACTATGACTTTGACTCAAAGGACATGCCGCCAGAGATAAAAGAGTTTAAGGTGCTGGTTGAAGTCGCAGCAGAAAGCGGTCAGCTTAATCGCTCTATTGTCTACGACATGCTTGATCTGGACGAGATTGACAGTGTGCGCGGTAAAATCGGCGCTGTATCTGGGTTCTTGTTCCATCACGGTGAGCGCATGACTCGACAGGTTGCACTGGCTGCTTCTTACCGCCTAATGTTGAACTCCATGAAGAAGGCTGGCAGAAAGATAGACAACGCTGCCATGCGTGAAGCAGCGCAGTTTGCTGTCTACGAAGTCGAGCTTACCAACGGCGGCACAGCCGCAGCATCCGCACCGAGACTTGCACAGGCAGGAATAGGCAAAGTTGCTTTCTTGTACAAGCGATACGGCATACAGATGATGGAGTTGCTAGGCAGTCTCATCAATGATTCTATCCGAGGCACAAAAGCAGAAAAGCAAGCCGCACGCTATCAGTTTGCAGGGGTACTTGGTGGGTCGGCTGTAGTTGCTGGGGCACAAGGACTTCCTTTCTTCGGCGCAGTGGCACTTGTGTACAACACGTTAAAGGGTGACGAAGACGAAGAGCTAGACACAGTGGTACGTAAGGCCATAGGCGAAGGATTCTATGGTGGTATAGGTAACTACCTCTTGGGTGTAGACGTAGCTAGCCGTATGGGGCTGTCTGATCTTATATTTAGAGACAGGCTCATAGAAAAAGACCAATCGCTGTTCTTTGACATGATTGAAGTGCTTGGTGGCCCTGTTGTGGGTGTGGGTATGCAGATGGAACGAGGCTTTGAAAAGATGTTCCAGCAAGGTGAGTTTGCTAGAGGCATAGAAGCTATGTCACCCGCAGCCATACGCAACGCTATTAAGTCATACCGATTCTACAACGAGGGTGCTAGAACTCAGCGTGGCGATGCCATAGTGAAGGATCTACCTGCACCGCTGCTAGTGGGGCAGTTCCTTGGGTTTGCTCCGTCCGAATACACACGACAGCTTGCCGTGAACGCGCAGTTGAAGAAGTTGTCGAAAGCAGGTAACAGTCAACGCACTAACTTGTTACGCAAATACTATGTTGCAAATCGCTTTGGTAATTTCTCTGAAGCTAGAGAGATACGTAGGGAGATGAACAAGTTTAACCGTAAGTTCCCCACCCTTCGGATCACACCCGATACGATCAAGCGGTCTATGGCTCAGCACATGCGTACTACCAAGAAGATGTACTCTGGTGTGACCCTTGACCCCAGAATGTTTAACGACCTCAAGCAAAGTGCTGCCGAGTACGATGACACGCTGACAGTATGGGAAGACTTAGGGTTGTAGAAGCCCCTTGCCGTAAGACGGGGACTACGACAAGGGGCAGGAGAAAGATAAGACCGTTAGGCAAGGAGACCGTGACCTTATCGACGCGGATAATATCACGTTAATCTCCAAACGCGAACACCCAGAAACTGCCCAGAAAAGCAACTTTTTGCTTTAATTTCCCACTCAAAGCGGTCTACACAGATACGTCTAACTTGTTCTAGGGCTTTAGTTGTGTTGATACATGGCACAAATATAGAACTGCCAGCTACCATAGATCCCCAATCGACAACGATGCGTACACCGTCAGGGTTAAGGTCGTGCAGCCGTAGTACGCCCTCATCCATCAGGCGCTATTTTCTCTACCAAGCACTCTTCTGAAGCCCCCATAGGGTAGATATGTAAGGCTTTCCAATCAGCACCCATGTGCTTGCGTGCCTCGTTTGTTGCTAGCACTTCCGCTTGTTCTAAAGTCTCAGCCTCCGCAGATATAAACTTGGCTGTGGTTATGTGAACTTCAAAATCAAACTTCTGCTTCAGCGTCATCCTGTGCTCCGCGTGTTTCATCAAAGGATTTCATGGTTACTACTATAACGTCTTGTGGTTCTAGTTTGAGGAGGGTGCCTTTGCCTAGACGTACCTTGTCCCGTTTTGCACCCATCTTAGCTTTCAAATCGCTTAGGAACGCACTGTAGTTTATCTGCTGCGCCGAGCACCATAACTTCAAGGGTTTGGGCAACAAGTAAACTTTCTTTAGGTCAGTTTCGTATCGGGCTACCAACTTAATTTTGGGTACGGCGTCGGGTATGACGAGCTTGTCTAAGCCGTTACTCTCTGCTTGCTTACTACGCAAGTCATCAGTGCTTTTAATCATCAAGATGTTGCTGTAGTTGTCGTATAGATACTCGTTCAATGTCTGCTCTACAGACACGCTCATGTTCTCTACAGCGTTGAGGTTAGCTTCAAGTAACTTCATTGACCAATTAAAAACTTCTTCTACGTCATAGTCCAGCAATCCTAGTTTCTTAGCAAAGAAAATACCTGTAAGTGTGCAAGCAACCCCTGCTGACCAGAACCTATTCTCTGCCTTGAGTCCCGCTGTAGTGTCAACCCGAACCTGCATCTCTCTAAGTTTTTGCTTTACTTCTTCTACATTCTGTATAACCCATTGTATGTAAGGCACTCCTGCATGACCGTAGTTAGCTGTTAACTTCGCTTCAAACGCATCTGTCATGCGCTTATCGTCTACAGAGTCAAACACTTTCTGAGCAGGCCACTCCAGCATACGTTGTGCTTCGGCTTTGGGCTGTTGTTTCTTTGCGCTAATCTTCTCTATAACACTAGAGTTACCAGAAGTAACAGATAAGAACTTCCACGGTTCTCCGCGTGTTCGTTCTAAGTTAGCCCCACCTGCCATACGCCCTCGTTGCTGACCAGAAGATAGCTGATACGCTAAGTCACTCAGCTTGTCGTCTTTCTCGTTTGTTAGCTCGTCTATGTAGAACGGTAGGTTATGCAGTACCTCTGCACGATTGAACTTCATGGACTCAGTATCACGTTCATCCAGCATCGTATTCTTAACACCACCCCATACCGATGCCGCCACTTGCATACATGCAGACTTACCACAACCGCTTATGTTGGCGTGTATGTGCAGAGCACAGGCGTTCTGAGGTAAGAAGTGCATAAGAGGTGCGCCGAATGCAGTGCCCACTACGTACTGGTGCATCACTAGATCCGGTCTGGTGTTGTAGAAATTAGCCATCTCTTTCCACGCTTCTAGGGTGCCCTTGGGTTCAAAGTAAGGAATTAACGCTGCTGTAGGCGTAGATGGTGGGTTGTACCTTATCTCGTTAGCGTGTACTTCTTTATCACCTACAACAAACGCAGTCGCTTCCTCGTCCACCCAGCCGAACTGTCGCCGCGCTACGTCTGCTGTAGAAGTGGCCTGTAATTCATTTATCCAAGTAACCATATACTGCAATAAATCATCTACTCTAGGGACAGCAACGCCGTTCATTGCCATCTGTTTTCGGAACTCTTCTTTTGAGATAACCGCAGTGAGCGGTAGCGTGAACTCACGCACCCCGTCTTTTGGTAGGTGTAACCTAAACACAACTGACTCGCCAGCTTCTACATCCACCAGCCGTTTCGTTATGTATAAGTCATTGTGGTAGATAACCTTCTCGTCTACCTCTCCGTCTATACTGACATTGCGAACATAGATACCGCCAGATGCGCCTCGAAAGTATGGGCGTGGGTACGCTGGTATAACGTATTCTGAGATGTTCTCTACGTCGTATAGATTATCCTCAGACAAGTCAGAGACTTCACTATAGGTACCATCTTCGCTTAGTTCAGCTTCAGCAATCTTGCGACCTAAAGTTATCGGTGACTTTATCTTGCCCCAGTGAGGGCATTCGGTGCATATACCTGCCTCGTTTTCATCAAACGTCGTGCAGCGGTACGGCCCCTTAATTAGATCTAACTTCTTGAGCGTAAGCTCTGGCGTGTACTCAGGGTGCTTCTCTGATATTTTCTGTGCCGCTTTATCACCGTCTTCGCAGAACTTGGCTATAGATAACCCTGCTCTCCACATAGGTTCGCTTGCTTCAGCTTGCCCACTTATTATTCGTTTTAGTTGCCTACAGCCTGTGTCTTCCTGAGACTTTAGAAGTATGTCTTTGAAACTGTACTTTATGTTACGTAACAGTGCGTCACGTAAGCTAGCTGGCCCATCTTCGTCTATGCGTTTCTTGGGAACTGGTATCGTGTCCAACCCAATCTTACCGGCAAACCAATCAAAGTTAACCGTATCAGGTATAGCAGTCACCAACTTAACGGGAGCGGGGGTTTCTGACTTGTGGTTGTGCGTGCCCAGCACACGTAGCACCCTCGCGGTGTCGGCTGGCACTGACGTATCTATATCAAAGTTATGTTCTGCACATGTGGCTTTGAATCGGTCAGCTACTATCTTCCATTCTTCTACTGCTACTGGTTCAGTGAGAACCCAATAAACATGTAACCCACGCCCTGAGTCCACTATGAGTGGTTTTGGCAACGTCGTTGCAACGCAGAACCTCTGAAGCTCTTGCAGTGCAACTTTCTTCGTGGGGAACTCCTTCTCTGGCCCACAATCCAAATCTAAGAAAAACGCCTTAACTTTGTCAGCGTCTTCGCCTTTACGTGTACCCTCTTTCTTATAATTACTTACAGCGAAGTATGTATCCCACCCCTCGCTGTCGTAGTAGTCTGCGGCCTCGGCCAAATCTTCTAGCGAATTAAAGTACGCTTGCCGATGTCTGTTTTGAGCCAGACTATTTCTAAAGAGTACGTACACTCCTTCGGGGGGTAAAACCCACCTTAAAAATTCTATCGTATTCATATTTGCACCCAATGCCGAAAGACACTATGGCAGGGGCGTCGGCGCACCCTCTTCGGCAATGCCTAGCCATAGTGGAGTGTTACCGGCTTAGTCGTCCCATTCGTCGATAACGTCACTCAGGTCTTCGTCGTCCGTGGGTGCAGGTGCGGACTTCTTAACAACCTTCTTTTTGGGTTCCTCTGTTGCGGCAGAGGTATCTGGCTCATCGCCAAATATGTCATCCGAGTCATCATCTTCTGGCTCGGCTTGTGTGCTAGTGGTATCGCTGAACGGATTGTCAGGCTGCGCTACGTAACCCTCTACTACACCAAACGGTGAGCGAGAAGCCATAGGCTTGTAATCTATTACCTGCACACCGTTCAGACGTAAGCTAACCCCATTCTCCCGCATTGAGTACGGCACAAAGGTAACCGCAAGATTAACGATACTACCAGTGGTTAACTGAAAGTCTTTTGGTAGCTCGTTGTTCTTCGCGTCCACTTGCAGTGGGGGTTTGGTTAGGTCAGTACCGTAAGCGCCTTTTAGCTTGGCCTTACCGACATAGTTACCGTCATCGTTTTTCTTGAACGGCAGCGGGAACTTCTCAGGCCAGCTAGTTTCTTTCTTAACGTCATACGCCGCTTTCATTGACTTATACAACGCCTTTGCTTTTTTCTCAGACATAACAAAGGACATTTCGTATGCCGCTCCGTCGTCCAGCGGATCACACTTAACAGAGCCACCCTTCCCACCGTTCGCTTTGTTATCGAACTTGTAGGTGGTGTTAATTCTTGGATAGAGAGCTTCGACGTTCTCTAGCGTGTAATACATATTTACTTCAGCCATGTTGGTCTCCTTAACTTAGGCTATTGTGAACCCTTCCGTTTCCGCAAATGGCGAACCACCATTGACGTTATGCAAATCCACTTTGAATGCGATTGCTTGTAACGTGTCCTCGTGGTCTACCATGAGTCGGACTTCTTCAAGTTCTTTTTCTTCTAGTGGCCGCTGCGGGTAGAAAGTTAACTTGGGTACAGAACTACCCTCGTCAAAACCTATCCTAGTGACCACTGCTATTGAGGGCGTTCCATGCCCAGACAAAAATTTGGAGTAAGCCTGTAGCGGCATACCGCCCCCGCGCTCTCTACCAAATATCGAAGAGGCAGGGACTTGTAGCTGATACACCGTGTCCAGTGCATGATCCTCAACAACCGCTAGGCGTTGATGAAATCTACAAGCCCTACCCCCTGCATTCCCCGAACCTCGGACGTTTTGAGTGCAGTCTAAACAACGTGCGCTCTGTCTCTGGTCTTCTGGCACTTCGGGTGCAGGTCTTTGGGTGTCCGTTGACCAGCATGTAGGTAACTTCTTGGCTCCAACTACGTAGTCTTCTTTGTAGTACGAGCGGGATACGTCCGCCGCGTTCACTATAACTACATCTATGGAACAGCAAATGCTACCCTCTGGCTGATCTACCAAACCCGTAAACTTACCACCCTGTATGCTGATTCGGCGCACTACAGATCTGCGTCAGGGTCGTATGCCGTAGGATCAAAAGCCTCCGACAGCTCTTCTTTCAGATCGTCTGTAGGCTCTAGTTTTTTGTAAGACATAAGTGCCTGTGACACTTTCTCCAAGTCGAACCGTTGAGTCTTACCTATTTTGACATACGTGCCAGAAGGCACAGCGCCATCCCGTACCCATTTACGGGCCGTGGATAGTGACACGTTAAAGTGCTTGGCGACATCTTCAATCGGAACTAGCTGCTCCATTATGCTTTCCTCACTGTCACAGCGTACTCCGAATCTACGTTTAACCCTTTCGGTAACAGGTCTGGATTCTCTTCTAAAAACCCTTTAACTGCCCCTTGGTGTAAACGCTTCTCCAAGAACTCAGGCACCTCATGCTCCAAGATAAACTTGTGCATGGATTCCCAATCACTTGTCCAATACTTCTGCTTCACAGTACGGTAGAACGTACCAGCATCGGTCTTGACGCTCTTAGCCCCTGTATCTTTCAAGTGATCCAAGAGTGCGCTTTTTATTTTATTTTGCTGCGCGACTAATTTATCGTCAGCTTCCCTAAATTCAGCAGACAGACGTTCCCTTTCGCCCTTGATCTTGAGATAAACCCTAGTCAATTTCTCCAAGGTGACACTATCTACCACTTTCGCATCAGCCATGTTTGTGTCCTATTCATTGCCGAGAACTGCAATCTAAAGGTAGCTAATGCGTTAGTCAAGTATTTCCTTGTAAAGATCAATAATCTTTGTGTGGGTATCTATTTTGTTGTTAAGTAATGCGTATACACGCTTTTCTACATTAGAGCCTTGTAGCTGTACTACAGTGCATTTGTGGTCTTGACCCGCTCTGTGTACACGGGCGTTAGCCTGTGCATAAGTCTCTACAGAACTCGTTGGCCCCCACCAGACCACCGTGTTAGCCGCAGTCAACGTAACACCGTGTGCAGCAGCTTGTGGCTGAATCACCAACACTCTAGGGTTGTCTGTTTCTTGGAACTCTTTGAATATGCGAGTGCGCTCCCCTGCCTTTACTGCACCGCTAATTATCTCGGTGGGTATGCCATCTGCTCGTAGCTTCTCTGTAAGCAAGTCTATTGTGTGTTTGAACGGTACGAATATGAGGACTTTCTTGCTGGACTCGTCTATAACTTCACGCAACACCTTATATCGGTGCTTAGTGTCGAACTCTATGGTCTCGCCAGAATCGGTGTACACGGCACCGGAACTAATTTGCAAGAGCTTGTTCATGTTCACGGCAGCGGTAGCAGCGGTAACATCCTCCCCAGCCGCTTGCATAATCATTTTCTCTTTTAATTCTTTGTAATACTTTTCTTGCTGGCGCGTCAGCGGTATGTCGCGTGTGGTGTAGATCATGTCTGGCAAATCCAGACACTCATCTTTGGTGTAACGTATTGCTGGTTGTAGTGCGTTAAACACTGTTTCAGTAGCGTTAGGCTTAGGCACCCATTTGAAGTTGGTTACCTTATACATAACCATATCGCGGAAAGAACCAAAGAAGCGTGGTACTCCTTTCGGGTTGACTAGCTTGGCTAGCCCATAAGCATCAACAGGGCTTTGAGCAGCGGGTGTACCTGTCAACAACCATAGCCATGTATCTGGAGTGAGTAGTTTGTTGAGCGTTTTCCATCGCTTTGTCTGTGCATTCTTGTAGTGAGTTGCTTCATCCACAATTATCAGATCAAACCCACCGTTTGCGATGGCATCAGCGACTATCTCTACACCGTCATAATTTATTATGACAAACTCTGTGTCACCTTCGATTATCGCAGTACGTTTTTTGGCCGAGCCATAAGCAACATCCACTGTACGGTGCATAGCAAAGTCAAACAAATCCTTGCGCCATGCCGAATCCATAATCGACAGAGGACAGATAACTAGGACGCGGTTGATTTTATTTTGGTTGAGCAAAAAGTCTGCCGCCCATATAGCACTGGCGGTCTTACCTGTGCCCTGCTCGTTGAAGCAAAACGCACGTTTGTTGAGTGTGAGAAACCCCGATGTAGTCTTTTGGTGACTGAACGGCTCGTACTTACCCGTCCACTTGTACTTACCCTCAATGGGTGACGGTGCTTGTATGTTTAGGTTCTTGAGTACGTGTGTCTCATCCACGCCCCAATTAACTACCACTCTGTTTCCTGATAACTCCTTGCTCTTGGGTATTACAGTGGTCACCTTGCCCGGATTTTTAAGGCGTAATAGCAGTGCTCTGTTATCTACAACTTTCATTCTAAACCCTTAACCTAGTGGTCTGTACCACTGGGTTCCATTCTTAACGTCGATAAGAAGGTAACGGTGCTTCACGTTATAGACTGTTTGTACTGGTACGTTGACTTCTTTAGCAATCCTCACAGAAGGAATACCCTTGTCTTGCAGCTTTAGAATCTGCATGACTAATGAGTCTTTAATCGGCTCCCTTCTCTCAGGAAGCATTTTTGGTTTCGCGGGTTTTTCTTTCTCGTGCCACGCCTGTTGCGCTTTAATGGCTTCTGCAAACTTACTCATAATTTGATCTCCTTGTTAGTCCCGTCTATCGACCAAGGGGACGGGCACCCTTGCAATGAGGACGTATGATCCACGCCCTTGGTCTAAAAAGTCCCGCCTTCGACCA